ATTGTTTTAGGACCCACAAACAGGACATCAACGAGGTTCTCCATGACTGTTCTTAACAGCATCATTCCGGGGAAAGTGAATAATCGTGGTATCAACGACAAGTCGATCCCCGATTACACTATCTCCACCCCGACGTATCCACTGCACCTTCCGGTCATTACCATGGTCACTCCTGTGGGTGATTTGGCGGAAGATAAGGGTACCCAGTGGATCTCCACTGCTGACTTCACCAAGAAGTTCGGCAACGTGTTGGACCACACCACCCCCTTCTACAACCCGAACTCTGCGCTGGTCAGTCAGCTCATCAAGGGCGGTCAAGCAGCTATCGGTGTTCGCCGTGTATCGGCTAACAAAGAAGTTGCCCGGGTGGCAATCTCTGCGTTCGTTCAACTGGTAGAGTTGGCAGACTACGAGCGTGACCTGGCTGGTAAGTTCAAGCGTGACGCTGAAGGTAAAAAGATTCCAACCGGCGATACCTTCACCACTGCACTGAGCATCGAGATCAAACCTGATCCTGAAGCGAAGAAAGGTGTAGCGGTCGGCGGCCTGCAACGTCGTACCATTGCCGGCACTCCAGCCAACGGTGAAATCCCGGCTGTGCCTGACACCATCGTTTACCCGCTTTACGAAGCGGTGTGTGGTGTGGGCGATCAGTACAACCGCGGTGGCCTGGTTACCGGTGTTACCGATAACAACGTTAACTGGCGCGCAGTTTCGGAATTCGTGACCGCCACTGGCGTGTTCCCGTTCGATCTGAAGATGTTCACCGAAACCGAGATCGGCGCACGCAGCTTCTCCAAGACGCCAAAACGTCTGGAAACTGTTTCGTACACCCTGTTCAAAACCGAAGTCAATGGTGTGAAGTTCAGCATCAAAGACGGTTTCGGCCAGTTCACCGGCACGAACGTCAACCGTAAGGTTGTTCCTGTTCACCAGCCGTTCAACGACGTCTACGTCTACGAAGACCACATCACCTCGCTGTGCCAGGCGATGTACGCCGTTGAAGAGCCGAACAACCCGAACATGCTCGATGTGAGCCAGTTCCCGTTCCAGCAGATGAACCCGTTCACCTGCGTCAACCACAACGGTGCCCCGTACTACGCGCTCGTCAACACTGGCGCAGTGACCTGGGACATGACCGGTTCGGTTAAAGCCAAGGGCGGCGTTTCGCCATTCCTGGATGCCGACGGCAAACTGCCGGCGTACGTGACCGTGCCTGCACTGGACGATCCGTTCAACGTCTTGGCCAACGCCAAGTACCCGATCACCAACGTTCAAGCTTGGGAAGTTAACAACAAGCTGATGGCGCTGGACATGACCGAGTACCTCGCCGGCACCGAAACCAAGAACTACACCAAGAACCGTCAATCCTTCTACTGGGACGTTGGTTTCTCCCAGGAAGTTAAAGACCTCTCGGTACAGTTGCTGGCCAGCCGTAAAGACATCATCGTGATTCCAGATGCGACTGTATTTACGCCAGGCAAGACCAACACCCTGGCCGACGTGTACTCGCGCTTCACTGCGCTGTCCGCACAAGCCAAGCTGTTCCCGGAATCCCAGTACTGGGGTACTCCAACCTGCCGTTCGGCGGTCAACCTCATCGAAGCTTACGTTATCGACGAGAAGAGCGCTGATGCAATGTCGGGTAACCTCGACCTGGCTTACGCGTTTGCACTCTTCGCTGGTAACAGCGCCGGTGTGATCCGTGCAGCGTTCTCGCCTGACAGCAAGGACAACCGTAACCTGCGGACCATGCACTCGCCTAACATCGAGTTCGAGGAAGACTTCGTCGCCGGTGACAACTTCACCAACGGTGGTATCACTTTGCGTACGCGCAATACTGACACCATGTTCCGTCCATGCCTGGTTACCCTGTACCCGAACGCGGATTCCGTGCTGAAGGACTTGGTCACCAACTTCCTCTGCGTGTGCATCGAAAAGATCGCACAAGACGAGTGGAACAACGTCTGCGGTGACACCTCGCTGTCGGCTTCCGACTACGTGGCTAACTTCAAAGACGGCGCGGAACGCAAATGCCGCGATCGCCTCGGTGGCCTGTGCAAGTCCATCACGTTCGTACCAAGCTACGACGAGACCCAACCGGGTGGTCGTGCTGTGATGAACACTATCGCCCATGCTTACTTCAACAAGGGTAAGTACATGATGAACCTGGACCTCTTCGCCTACAACGAAGAAGATCTGGCCACCAACTCGTAAGGAGTAAGTAGTTATGGCTGCTGATACTAACTACCCGCACCGTACAGACACCACGTTGATGCCAACGAGTGACCCGTTTGTCGAGGCCTTGGACCTCGGTAATCGTCCCGTCATCGATGGCGACGCCGGTGGCATGTACGGTTGGGCAGGCAACATCTTCGAGTACATGTCGGCTCAGCCTCATGTGTCTCAACAGGGCTGGTGTATTGTCCTGAGTACCCCTCAGTTCTTCTCCCGTCTGCCGGGTGGTACCAAACTTCATTCCCTGTGCAAAGCGTTCTTCGAGAACCGTTCGCAGGAATGGAGCGGCATCCGTGACTCCACAGAGATCAACTTCGGTTCGATGGAGTGGACAGGTCACAAAATGTCCGTGGCAACCGGTGCTACCCGTTCCCTGGGTAGCGTGACCCACAAGGCCTACGACGTGGAAGGTGAAGTATTCACTCACATGTTGAAGACCTGGTCGCGTTGGGGTGTAATGGACCCTGAGATCCTGAACGCCAAAATGGTCATCCTGGACGATCCAGGAGACATGTTGCTCGACGACACCTCGTACTCGGCGATCTACTTCGAGCCAACCCGCAACATGAAGGACGTAGCTCACGCCGCGATCCTGGTAGCGGGTCAGCCGACCACGACCGTTCCGATCGAGATCAAACGCAACAAAGCCGATGAAAACCAGATCCGCTCTATCGAGATGGAATTCACCGGTGTGATCGAAATGGATACCCTCGCGGTGAAACAGATCGCTCGCAAAATGTTGGCACTGTTGCCACTGTTCAACCCTGACGCAGTGACTGCGCCGGCTGGCTTCCAGGAACGCACCGCGATTCTGGAAAACCTGGCTAACGCAGGTACCATCGAACGCATGACGCAAGCGAAAGCGACCGTAGCGGCCGAGGCAGCTGATTACCTGGGTTAAGCACCAAGCGTAAATATAAGCCCCTCCACCCCGAAAAGGGTGGAGGGGCTTATAGCTGCTTTTTCAATAAAAGCCTTTACCATCGCGATTGTCAAACACAAATACTTGACCATAAACACTGATCAAAGCGTTGTTGTTTCGATTGACCACCTCGTTAAATATCCACAGGTCTTGTGAATGAGGAGTCTTATCAGAACAGAAGGGAGCGTACATCCTGATGTAGTTACACATCTCCTTGTTCGTATAACGAACAGGGAAGCGACACAGCCAGCCTACAACATTTCCGGAAAGCTGGGGCTCCTTTACCATTACATCACGAACCATAGTTACAGTCCCAGCATAGATTCCTAATCTATACCAGAACGTCATACCGTCATCGGTTAAGGTCAGTCCGTAGAGTAACCCACGTCGTTCCTTTCGCCTGATCACCAGTAAGACAATAACGGTTAGCCAGATCATGACCGTTATCAAATCCATGATGAACTCTGACATACCTATTACCTTCGAGCAAAAATGCGGTTATAGTTATTCTTCACAAGACCACTGACATAATCCGCGTCGTCAGCAAGTACCTGGAAGTTTCTTAACTGCTCCTGCTTGTTGTTAAGGACCATAACTGGCAGCGTTTTCCACGCCGTTCCACGACGGCCAAAGCGTTCAGCAAAACTACTAGCCAACGCCTTGCACCATTCATCAGGATCCATGGGGCTAAGATTAGGCGTAGAATTGTTTCTGACAAATTCAACTACCACTTTTGCATGATCTGGGTAGAAGACATCGGTTAATAAACGAACCTCATTGGCAATGACAGCAACGATAGTATCCACTGAAGGACGCAGGTTCAATAAACTGACACGACGACAGCTCTTGTAAATACTTTGAATATCTTCGTCGGTAAAGAAACCGTCAGCACGTTCATTTAAGAATACGACGGCAAAGGCTGCTGATGCATCGGGGGTAACACCGTCATACCGTTTACCCGTCTCCATGAGCATCGTGACAGCGTACATGATGTGAAGTGTACTATCGGGTAGGGAATGAAGTGCAGAGAGCTCCTTGGTGGCACACAGGGCGTTGTACAGCCATACATGATCGTAACCCTCTGGGTTCTTCTTCATATGGTTGAAAATAGTGAAGATAAAGTCCAGAGGTAGGTAGTTACCGACAACAGTAAGGATGCCCTGAAAGAGCTGGAAGTTTTTGCGGTCCGCTGCACGAAAGCGGTTCATAGGGTACTCCTGAGAATTAGAGCAAAAAAATAAAAGAAAGAGTAGGGGGAGGAAACCCTCCCGCCACTTTAATCAACCGTGGTCATATTGGCAAAGTTCTCAGAGAAATCAAATGCAGTGCTGATGCTAGCAGCTGTACATTTATCCGAGATCAACACCGTCACACCTGTTTGTAGTTTGTAATACGCTGAGATGACACCGCCCTTATCCATGTAGCCCACTGTAGTGAACTCTTGCCCATCCGCCGAGTAGATCTCTCGAGTGTCGGTTGCTTCCGCCGCTGAATGGTGGTAGGAGGTACCCATGTCGTTGCCCAGCTTAACGATGGTCTGTTCCGGCTGGAGCAAGTCCTGGCCGTAGAGAATCGTGAAGGTGTCTGTCTTGGGGTCACGCAGAACTAGCAGGCTTTTGGCGTCTTCTGTGTCACAGCTCAACAGAACATCTTCTTGCTTATCCTTGGGTATGCCATCCATAACTCCAGCATGGACAACTACCGAAACAAAGATAAGAAACAGCGCGGTAAGCAATCGCATAACTAACTCCTTGATGAAGAGGAATATTCCTAATCCCCCAAAAAATAAAAGACAGAGGATTTCTCCCCTGCCTTTTACATCCAGTTTAGAACATTGTTACGTTGGTTACTTGCCCAATACGCCACAGTCCTTCAACATCGCCTTTGTTGTAGATGGCAATGCCTTCGGCAATCGTGGTACCCAGACGCTTGGGAGTGTGGACAACCCCACCCACCGCATTACGTGTTATCACTGCCTGGCCGTTGGCGTTGACCACAACCTCGTTGAGCGAGAAGTACTCGTCATTGATCAGTGCAACAGTGATCAGACGACCATCTGCTTTGTGAAGTGTCGCCATACCGCTTAACTGCAACCGTCCTTCACCACCCTTGTGGTCATCCAGTAGGTTACCGTTGTCACGGCGAGCTGCCACCAGAACTGCGTGGAAGTTAATCGCATCTTCCGCTACAGCTTTGACCAGGCCTTCAGACGTGGTCTCTACGCGAACGCCTTCAACGTAAACTGCATTGCTGCAATCAGACGTTTCTTCGTCCAGGTAAACAACACGTTCAAGGACACCCATGCTCCACTGGTTGTGCTCTTGCTCAGCGTTAAACGCTTCCACTGCGGCTTGCAGGTTGGCGTGCTTACCGGTTTCGATCAGGCCACCCACTGAGTCACGGGAGACGCGAACTGTGCCGTTTTCCAGATACATATGGTTCAGACAGAAACCAACCTTGCTACTGCACAGAGGAACTACAATACCTTTCTGTACACCAGGCTTGCGGAAGATTGCAAGACCAGCGATCTGCATGGTGCCATTACCATTGTTGTGGTCGTCACCGATAACACCTTCGTTAGCTTTAACAACTGCAACGATTTCGTCAAACTGGCCAGCGTTGAAATGAGACATGGTATTACTCCGGAGTATGAAAGACTTAATTGTCTTAATCACCCAAGTAATATAGACCTGAAAACCGATGTATCTTAAATATAACTCCTCCTAGCCTGTTTGGGCTAGGAGGAGTTATAGTGTGATCTAAACAACTTTCTTGCGGTGATCGTTACCAATGGTCAGCTCGGATACTTCCTTAACAGCTACGATGCCGGTACGCGGATACAACATAACGTGCGGAACGTTGGCAGCGTACTTGTTGTAACCCCAGTCAAAGTCATCCCGTGCTTTGGCAGCCAGGTACCCGTACCGCGTAACGTCGCGTGGTAGGGTTTTAAGAAACGTTTTGAACGCAGCCTTATTGAAGCCAATCTCGCCGTACTTCTTTTGCATCTTAAACAGTTCTGCTTTCCACAGAGCAAACTTCTTTGGGTCGTGGGTTTCCCAATCGTGCTCTTTGGAGAACTCGTCCAGCAAAGCCGTTTTACGTTCGCTCTCAACCACCCGGAAGTTGAACTCGTCTTCCAGATCATCCACCTCGATCACATGCTCATAAAGCTTGTGGCCCTTGTACCAGAACGGATGACCTTTATAAAAGATATCCGGCATCAGCTTGGAGGGGATAGGGGTGAAGAAGAACGAGATGTGATCAAGATAGTCATCAGAGACCCGAACACCCTCAGGAACTGGAAGGCCCGATACACGACGACTTTGTAACTGAGCGTACTGCGAATCGGAGTAATGGTAGAGTTTCATGCTTACTCCTATTTCTTCGGTAGGTTCAGTTCCATGCCGTAACCAAACTGTTTAGGTGGTTCCAGTGGTTTAACAAAACCAGGATCCTCCTTCAGTCCGTTCGGGTTCCAGGATGGACGATCAGCAGGCATCGTCGAGTAGACTTTACCCAAAGCATCCAGGTGAAGCCGTTGGCGCATTTCGTCATCAGGTGTCATAACCCTAACCTCTTGTTTGTGGACTATAACATCTGAACCAACTACACCCCAGTTTTAGGGCGTTTCTTCATGAAGTCGATTACCGACATCAAACCAGGAAGAACCTGTGCATACACCTGATCTTGATTGACCTCGGCGTTTACCAGAACATAACTACCGTCGTGAATCCGGTACTTGGTCAGATTGACAAAGTTCAGACGGGCCGTGTTTAACTTGTCCATTGCCATGGAGTCGAACTGGTCACGAGCCATTTCTTCTGGAGTGATACGCTTCTGGAAGATCGCAGGATCACCATCCAACAAGAACGTAAGGTCCGGGAAGAAGTCACCGTGTGCAGCCAGGTGAATATTCAGCAGTTGCTTCAGACCGGCTGCTTGCTGGAAAGCAAAAGTGGAATCACAGAAGCGATCACACAACACAACCTTACCTGCTTGCAATGCAGGCTTGATGACGTCCTTGATATTCTCGGCACGTGCAGCATTGAACAACAATGCCACTGTCATCGGATCCAGTTTACCAGGGTTATCCGGAATCCCCTCACGACACAGCTTACGTAGATACTCGGCGGCGAAGGTACCACCAGGCTCACGAGTGCGGACGTAAGGCACGTTGGCTTGTTGCAGCTGCACTTCCATCCGATCCAGCACACTGGTCTTCCCGGAACCTCCCAGACCCTCTACAGCGATGAATTGCCCTTTCATGCAGCTTCTTCCCCATTCTTAAATACGATAAGTTTACTAACTCGTTCAATATGATTGCTTACAAAATATACAGGACAAAAAATAAACCCTACCCTCCGAAGAGGGCAAGGTATTACAGTTACGCAGCCGGAGCGAAGTGCGACAGGATGTAGTCTTCAACAGCGTCGATCTGATCAACGATCATTTGCGACCATGGTTCGAATGGTACTTCTGGATCTTTGAACAGCGTATCGTTCTTGAGATCGTCAGCAGTTGCCCAGGCAACAGCGTCGTTCTGAGGCTCAGCCATGTCGAAGCGAACGGCTTCAGAAGCATCGATGGCATACACCACACCGTAGTGTATGTTGCCGACGTAACCTGGCTCAGGTTTGCTGTCCATAACGAAGCCGACCTTCTTGAAGCCAGCTTCTTTGGCCTCGCCCATTACATAATGGGTGACGTCTTGACCGTCCTTGTCGAACAACTTGACTTCTTCGCCACCTTCACGATCAACGGAGTCGTCAGTGGTTTCGTTCATATCGATCAGCGGGGTGGGCGTCAACAGACCTGCGTCGCTGATCATGTGATACGACACGTCGTAACCCTCGATGTGACCACCGGCGCCCAGACTCAGCTTGGAAGTCAGTTGACCTTCGTTGTTGGTCTTGTTACGACGGTAGACCATGAAGACGACCTGAGGGCGATCTTGCTGGAGGTTCTGGATGATGCGGTAGAACAGGATGTAACCGATGCCTTGACGCAGCAGTTCGAACTTGGCGTTCAGAGCGCGTACCGAGCCCATGGTGATATCATCAAGTGCACACAATCTGTGGCGTAGCTCTTCTTGCGGCAGCAGCGTGAATGCATTGTCAGCAACGATAGCAGACAACGATTGAGCGTGAACGCCGTAAGTGAATTCGGCGCCTTTAGGAATAGTCTTCAACAACATGGGTATTGCTCCTGATTTGTATAACAGTTAGCGGATGGTTTTCAAACCTTGTTCGTGCGGTGGTGTCCAGTTCCGCTGTTCGGCGCGCAGTGCCTCAACGAACTGAACAGACCACGGACAGAGTTTTTCAAAGGTATTAGGATCACTCAACAACCGATTGGCAGACACCCAGGCATTAGAGACGTAACGGTGCTGGTCACCTGGGTGTTTGATGTCATACTCGCCTTCACCGGCCATTGCCATGTGTAAAGAGCGGCAGTCTTCACCAGTGGTTGGTGTGGTCATAAATCCGAGAAAGGTAGTGCAGCGAAAACCAGCACTAACTTGACGACCTACCGGGTACAGAACAGCTCCTTTGAGTGCCGCCTCACTGGCCTTATTCAAAGTACTGATAACATCGATTATTCCTGGAGCAGTGATCGTTTGATCTTGTATGCATTCATGCATGACAATATCTTGATGATCAACACCACGTTCCATCCCAAGTGAGATGCAGCCTGATCGCTCATCCCGGAAGCTTGCGAACATCAGTTCGTATGCAGTAGTACCGTCCGGCATAACTACAGTAACCGGCTTAGAGATAACACTGAAAGTCAGTACCGGCTGGTTGGAGGAATCAATGCCCAAGTGGCGCGTACCAGCCATAACGGCAAAACCATCAGGCAAAAAGAAATAGCGGGTATCGATACCACCCGCAAGTTGTTGCTGATCGGTAAACGTGCGACCGTCTACCAACTCCTTGAGTTCGCTACGCACCAAGCCCAGGGTCAGACCCATGTCTTCGGTATAATCATCTGGATGCAACATGTCGTTATTACCCCTTATTAGTCTTTACCGTGTTCACGATAATAGTTAATGCGGTTAACTCCGACCTGGTGAATCTCTTCCCAGGACTTACCGCCGAAGTTGTAGTACATACAGATTACCCAACCCAGTGTCAAATGACCGTGGCGTTCACGCTCACAGTTCACCTGCCCGATACTGTTGATTTGGCGAAGCGGTTCATTCTCCAGTACATCAACAAGCGCCCGACGATGTTCATCGCCTTTAACACCCACTGGAGTGGAATAATGACTACGACGCCAAGCAACCCAGGGATGATCGTCCACACCTACAGCCTTCTCACCAAAGGGACTCGGTTCGGCCTTTCTTGGTATGTAATGATTGCCTTCGAAGCGGAGCTTTTCTTCAGACGCTAGGTTAGCCACTGCGTCTCGATAGTCTATACGTGGCATTTTGGTATCTTCTTTATTGAGAGCTGTGATCATGTGGATCCCTCCAGAGTACGGGGTAAAAGGCATACCCCAAGGATTTAGAACTACTGCTTGTTCCGCAGAAGGATAAGGCAGCAGACGTTTCTCTATAATGGCTCGCATTCTGTTGTTAGGGGTAAACTCCCAACGAGTTGCTTTACGGATGCCAGTCTTTACAGTTTTGATATGACCGGTGAACTCAGGGTCAAGAGTTAGCGCCGAGTCAATAAGCGATAAGTATGTACCTGATTCCGTCATCATTTCTACAGCTGTAGCGTCGTACCACTTAATTATAGCTGCGGACAATACTTGACGCAGGATCTTGGCATTGAGCGCTTGGGCATGGAAGCAGTGCCCTTTGTCAGCCCCGTGGTCATAGCTATACCAAGGAATAAACCCACCTGTGAGAACAGGATGACGCTCGGATACCTCTAGACGGTTCTCATTAAAGTCCGGCATGGTAAGCAGCGTTACCAGATAGTCTTTTATTACAAACCTGTCCTTGGGACCGAAGAACACACCCATTTTAACCAGCAGACTAACAAGTTGATATGTATCCATCATTCACCCTTGAACTCTTTCACAGTTATAGTTATTGCTTCGATTCTTTACGCTGTTTAATAAGCGTTTCGATAGCGTGAATCGCATCATCCAACTTACCTGGTTGAGCAATCCACGCACTACCGTCGGGATAGAACTCTACAACCCTCACACTGGGTGAGGTGGTTTTACCCTTGCTACGGTTATAACCAGGAATCGCACAAGTAATATAAACCTTGTGAGGCTGCATAGTGAAAGTAAAGCTATGATCTATCCTGAAGCCGTTTATAGAAACGTTAGCATTACGGTCCATAAAGAACCCGACTGTCTCTAGTTCACGATACAGCTCCTGATAGTTTGGTTTATTCATTGAAGAAGACCGTTGTCGGCATTAATCATTAAGCCGTCGATGATGTCGTTGTACATATCCAGCGCACGACTGATCAGGGCGTCAAATGCAGGAGGGTACATGCCGCCAGGGAATAACGCCATTCCGCCACCTTCACCAAATACTAATAACCACTTTGCTTCAACAGCCCCCTCTAGAGCAAATTGACTAAGGCTACCCAATTGAAAGGTTGGGGTGTCAGGTGCCGATTGATCTACTCGAGCGAGCAAATGTCCCACGAGAATATCCGGTAGCTTGGCCTTAAAGATCCCGCGTTCTTTAAGCGCGTGGAGTTTATTCAGAAGCTCCTGATTTACCGACATGTCCTTCGAAGCCATGTTAGAGTTGTTATCCATAAGCCACCTAAGAAAAATGAAAATGCATAATAGTGGATGACTAAGGATCGCTCCCTAGTCATCCTTACTACTGTTAGTTAATGCCGTAGCATGCGGTCTTGAAGGAAAGTTTCCTGAGCGTATCAAGAATGACATCAATGGTGAGTCGTTTTTCCAGAAACCCCTTGCTGGCGTAAGTATAAACGTATCGAATAAACGTCATACAAGAGGCCATTGGTCGATCTGACGTGTTGAAGTCATAAATCGAAATGGTGCACCCAACATCGGAACCTTTAACAACAACATGAAAATCATCTACATGAAACACGGTAGCTTTATTAGTAACGTGGCAGACACTTGCAGTGATCTTCTTTGTTAGAAAAGTCACCTCTTCTGGCACCCTGTTAATAACTTCTACATATGGCATACGGGCCACTCCTGTTAGTGTTGCGTGGTGAATCAGCCGAACAACGCAGTTGCCAGCGCTACGTGTTGGTCGCGATGTTCCTGCAACCAATCAGTTTGTTCTTCGCTGTGGTAGTAATCGATCGCGGTGGTCGAGATACCGTACATGTGATCGTCGCCCACTTGCTGTTGCAGGTGGTGCTGGGAGTTGATGGTGAAACCGCCGAAGTCCAGGGTACCGTCGATGGTGGTCAGCTTTTTGTTGTCAGCAAACTGATCACGGGCCACTTGTGCAGTAGCCACTTCAACCTGGCCGGAGAGTTGATTGATGTAGGTAACGTGTGCCTGCATGGATTCCGGAGTGATGTCTTCCGGCAGTTCCAGCTTCGTAGCATCGAAAGTCGCGTGGTTGGTGGCCTTGTTGTAAGTGACGTTTTCCACCAGATCTTTTACGGACGCGTCTTGTGCTGCGGCGTATTCTTTATTCAAGCTCATTGTAAACCTCGTAAGTACAGGTGTGTGAGAAATTAGGAAGCAAGAAGAGGTGGTGTCCACGTCCCCCCAGACGGTAAGTCTGTTGCTCGGGATAGTAATATAGGCTTGAAAATTTCTAACCCAAACAACAGACCGGACAATGCTTACTTAACCAACCAGCGTGCGATGAATACCCGCCGGGATGATTTCTTCAGCAGTCTTTTCGCCACCGACTTGTACGGCAATCGGCTCATCGCTGTTCAAATCCACTACACCGTTAGGAGCGATGAACTTTATATTGCCATACATCTTGCGGAGTTCAGCGATAGTAGCCTGATGATCCGGATCGTCTTTGTCGATGATCACAGTGTGAACGGCAACGCCCAGCAACGCATCTACACCAGCGTCCAGCGTATCGAACTCGGCATCAGTGGCCAACATGTCGAGCACGTCGAACGGATCGCTCAGGTGGCTACCGCCGTCGCTGGTAGGAACACCGAAGTAAGCGATAACCTGGCCGATGGTCTTGAGGAAGTACTCGTTGGTAAAGCCCTGCTTCTCGAACATGACTTCAGCAAAGTCAGTAGCATTCGGATAATCGAACAGCGCCTTGGTGCGATCTTCCGACAGGTCGAAGCGAGTGGCCATGTAGGCAACCAGAGCTTCAGCCTTTTCACGCGGAGTAACCGCCAGAGCGAAGTCGATCAGACCATCATCGAAACCGATCAGACGACCAGCAACCATTTTGAACAGATCAACATGAGTGTGGAAGTCACCCGCGCTGATACGGTTGGAGATAGCCACGTTGGTGTGGTTTTCGGAGGCAATAGTGCCTTTGGTCCATGCAGTCAAACGGTTGCCCACCGAACGCATGTGCTGTGCCACGATCTTGGCGATGTAGACGTGCACCGCGTCAGACTTCTTCGTACTGACAGCTACACCTTGGATCAGGTGGATGTCAGTATTGGCGTCTTTGGAGTTCAGCCACTCTTTGGCGGAAGTTTCCAGCAAAGCCTGAATAATGTTGACACCGCCAGTGACTTCGCGCAGCGTGTTTACAAAAGACAGCGTTTCCAACAGCTGAGTGGCTGCACGCGATTGAGTATCCATTACTTCGTCCTCTTTGGTTTTTAACAAAATGCACTAATTGCTATAACTATCGTACTGCCGTGAATAAATATAACTGCTACTGGGGACGGTCCCCAGTAGCAGTTATAAGGGTCTTACTTGAAGATCGACAGTGCGCTGGAGCGAACAACCTGAATCTTCTTGTCATGTTGACCACGAAGACGTTGTTCTACTTCACGAATCATCGAGGTAACGCGCTCATAACTTTCAGTACCCGCAAAGCGAGCCTTGGCTGCTTCGCCATGCACGGTTTGCTTACACATGAACAGGAACTCATCCACCGTTGCCTCGACTTCAGCCGGGGTTGGGTTGTACAGAGCCGAAGACAAGAAGTCCTCCAGACCCGCGGTGCGGTATTTACAGGCCTCCAACATGCCCTGCTCCATCACCACGTCGTAACCTGTCCAGTATTCAACTTCACGGACACGGTCACCCATCTGCTGCGGCTTGGTCACCGTGCGGATGGAGATCGCGGTATTCATGTCCGGATCTTCGATGCTGTCCTGGAATACTTCTTTGAGAGGACCGAATGAACGGATCTCTACCTTGTTGTATACAGGATCACGGTCACCACCGGTCATGATGAAATGGATCTTGCGAATCGACGCGCAGACGTTGGGTTCCAACACTGTACGCAAACGGTGGATCCACTGATACAGATCCGTGATAGCCGTTTGAATAATTCGCCCGTCTTTGCGCTCCCAGAAGAACTGGGGAGGGTGACCCATTTCACACCAAAGCTGGTTTTCCGCTGCACGACGGTTCAGGTCGCTCTCTGGGTTCATGCACTCTTTGACATAGTCATTGAAGCGATAACCCACACCACCACGGTTTTGAATGTTGAAACCACCCGCGTTCATCAGGTAGTAATGACCGTTAGGCTCCATCGGCTTCAGGATACCCTTCTTACCACTACCTTCCAACACCGTGCTACCAAATGTAAGTATTTGGCTCATACTGGGACCCCTTTAATAATCTTCTCCAGGTCAGTAACACGGTCATCAGGGTTCACAATAGCCGCTACCGTGTTGTCGCGTTGGTAACCGCCCATGATTTTCGGGAACGTACCGTCGATCAGGAGCCCACTGTTATTAAGACCCACAATTACTGGAGGTCGTCCTTCCAACATCGCCTTACTGTACCGGTACGGCTTTTCCAGGTTATCTGGATCACGGAACATTAATGACATGTAGACACGCATTACCTGAGGGCTACTACCTACGGGATCACCGCTCTCAGAAGCTGCGAAGTCAAACATCGACGACAACGCATTTTCCACCACATACCAAGGACGCTTGGCGTAGTAGAGGAACTCCATGTAATACGCATACGGTTGGTTGGGTTCTTGCAGCACGTTGATGTTCTCGATTACCGTGTCGCCTTTGGTAAACTCTAACACCAGATACTGGGAACCCTTGATTGCAACTTCACGAATGCTCAACGGTACGAGGGTAATGTCCATCAATGATACCAGAGGTGCGTAACTGTCCCCTGGTATCACCAATCCAAGCACCGCAGGCGTTGTGACTGTTTCCCCTACCACTGCCATGCCGCTGTCAACAAAACGTTTAGGCAGATGGATCTCGAAATCGCGTTTAGCAATAACGGACCCATCTTCCAGTTCAATTAACAGACGGTCTGCAATCTTGGGGTCGTGCTTGAGATTGCCGACGTCCATCGGTTAAGCTCCGAGCAGGCGTTTCACGAGTTCGTTGACTACCGCTACGGTCAGGCGCTCACGCTTGTCCATGACGTTGTCTTCTTTGCTCGTGTCCACGAAGGTGGCTTCAATGACGTCAGCCGTCAGAGTGGCACCACAGGCACGCAGGAAGGCAGGGATCAGCGTGGTTTCCAGCAGGGTATCCAGACGAGGATCACCACCATCATCAGGACCCACGCCGGCTTCGATCACATCGCCGCCGTTGAAACGTTCGGCCAGGATGTAATGCGCTTTCTCCAGCTCATTGGCGAACTTCGCCTGAACCCAGCTGATCAACATCTGATTAGCACCGCGGGCAATGTTCGTACGTTCCAACAGCTGAGGACTCTCGCTGATGAAATCGAAGATCGCCTTGATGCCGCCCTTAATGAACAGATCACGCGACTGTACCGACAACTTCTCGTGGATGTGATCGTAGTAAGCTTTGGCGTGAGCCTTGCCACGACCTACATCGTTGATGAAGTCAGTCACGGTCATCGTGTTACCGGTCAGGTTCGCCCAGTGGTAACCCATGATCGCTTCGGTGAAGCCCGCTTGGGCCGATTGGATCTTGTCCAGCATGCTGTTAGTGTAGAACACCTTCAGCTTGGCTTGCATGAAACGGGTATCGCCGTACTGCGACTGGCTGTGAGGCGTCAACGAAGCAGACTTCTCAGCAACGATCACCAGTTGACGCTGGCGGTAAACTGCTACCACCGACTTCAGCTTGATGAGGTACAGGGTCATGCCGTTCCACAACAGGCTGACGAAACTGCGATAGGTCGACAGTTCACCCGTTACCAGCCAAGGCGCAGGATCTTCGCTGAAGTACATCTTGGTCAACAGGACATACATCTTCAGCAGCAGAACGAAACGCACCGACTTGATCTGCGAGAAGTCGAAGATACCGTCTTTGCTGACGAACAGGTGCTCCAGTTCACCGAAGTCACCGATACGGCTGCAAGCGTCACCAATACTTTCGTCATCGTCTTCGAGGATGGCGATCAGGTCACCGTGAGTAGCCCCGATGAAATCGAGAACTTCCTTCTGCTCAGGCCAGCGCCATTTCAGTTGGTTGAGGAGCTTCAGGTCAACACCGGTGTAGGTGATTGACTTGTCACGTACTTCGGTCGGATACAACGCCGATTCGAAGAAGCCGTTGTCCACGTTGATGTATTGCACGTCGATCAACTGCTCGGTCAGGCTTTGCAGTTGTTTACGCGAATACAGCAACTGAGTGTCTTTCAACACCCGACGAGCCATCGGCACACCGTAGGTACGAATGTTACCCAGGGAGTCACGGATGATCTCGGCCAGACGATCAGAGGCACCTTCAACGGCCTCGGTGTGCATGTTGCCTTGGCTGGCTTCCATGATCTCCTGACGGAAGTTGTCAGTAAAGGCCAGAGCGCCACCGGATTCACCATTGAGTCCGGCGATCACAGGACCAGGACGGAAGGTACCGCCGCCTACGGCGATCAGTTCGCCAAGTGCAATACTGGATTCGCGAATCATTTCGACGCTCCTTGTACACAGGCAACGATAGCCTTGCTGATCTTTTCATCCATTACGGATTCACCCAGCGGGGCAAGGAATTGCAACCCTACTTTGGCGAGGGTCCGCTTAACGACCTCCACGGTATTGGCGACCGTGACGATGTTGGTGATGAGTTGCTCTTTATCAGTCATCGGACCGATCTCCTGGTAGGGTTAGAGTGGTGAAGGGCTGGAGACGCGGTTCTTGACCGACATCCCTTGGTAATACATGTCGTAGAGACGAGCACAGATCTCGCCTACGGTGATGTCACCATCCTTGTCAATGTCGAACCCGCTGTTTTGCAGATAAGACTTGGCTTCGATAGGGACAGGAGAACCTTTGCGGAACAGAACTTCATCTGGACCTTTACCTACCGCAGCAGGATAGAAGATCGTCAGATAGAAATCCTCGAGACGTTTGTAGACCTTGCCACGCTTCTGCCACATCTCGAAATACTTGAACACCAGATCAAGTTGATCCAGTTGGCTCATGGCCTTGACGTCGTCCAGGGTGATATTCAACCCGTACGTCTTGGACAGGTCGCTCACTGCCGCAGTACCGAACTGAATCAGACCGAAGTAGTTGCTACCGCCGTTGTTCTGTTTATCAGGACGGAAGGTACCACCTGATTCAAAGCACATGCAGGCCATCAATGCAGAGGCTGCACCCGAGAACATGTTTTGTTTGCTGCACCAGTCGCGAACCTTCATGCTGAAAGCCGCTGGAACTCGCGTACTCCAACCGAGGTCGTAGAACGGAAGCTTGTTGCGCGTGGAATAGCTGAACAACACCTGACGCAAACCAGCCAGGCTACCGTTACCTGGAATGCCATCCACTGCGCGGGTATAAAGACCAACCAGTTTCAAGTTGCTCTGGATATCTTTAACCGCTTGTACTGCAACATCGTAGCCAGCTCCTGAGGCAACAGGCAGGGGCACAGAGCGCCCCCCGTTGAGGAACAGGTGGTAGTCCTGAAACATCTTCAGGACCCCATCCCGACTTCCATTACCCCAGACACCGTCAATAGCGCCGGAGTAGACCTGGGCCTCACCGAGGACCACCTGAATGTCTTTAACTCCGTTGACTGTCTGGAAGATCATCTTTACTTACCCCTGTAAATGGCAATAGCCTGTTTGGTAACCCCAACCGACAATTCACTTGTGCCCAGTCGATCCCTAAAGCTCAGTACCATGCGGTTAAAGCCGCCTTTAAAGCTACACTTGACGTCTACCACACGACCGTCTTGAGTCATCAACGGCTTCTTCATCACACCGTTGACGGTACCTTTCATCTGGTTGGCAATTACGTATTTGTCCGAGGTGGTAGAACCATCCATGGATTCGACGTAGACGGTAAACAATATCTTCCCTGGTGACAATACAGGCTTACTCACGTTGAGGTTGTTACTCACGCTACCTGTTGCAACACTGCCATCAATCGAAGACATACGCTTGCGTTCTTTGTCCGAGGTAGCGACCAGTTTACGCACACTGTCCGACATCTTTTCCACAGGTGAGTTGTACATCACGTCGATCTTAACGACCTGGCCGTGGTACTTGGAGCGAATCTGTTTGATACCCAGACGGTTGATATCCCCGACTTGAGTATTCGTGTCTCCAGCCCCTGCCAGGTGGCTCTCTTCAATTTCGCATAAAATCGCGTCGTAGTCGATTTGGTCACCTTGTTTAACCTTAAAGGTCACAACCTTATCCACGTCTACAGCGAAGGTATTCTTCGTCAGAAACGGGGTAATCGATTCCTCCATGATCTCTTTCGAAACCGCGATGGAGTCCTCGTAGGTATCCTGGTCTTCTACCAACGCAATGCGAACTTGTTTGCCGTTAAGCCAAACCACTTGTCCTGGGCAGAACGGGTCACGAGCAAACCACTGCTTGTCCCAGCCCAGTACTTCACCCTTGGTAAACTTGTCGCCGACTTTCATATCGGTAACGCGGGTGTGACGATGGTATTCGCCGCTGGCTTCACCAATAACCAACCCCAACGGATACTTTTCAGCAGTACCGTCGTTATAGGTGATTTCCAGATAGTCCTCTTCGACTGCCGTTACCTTGCCGTCCTCTTTAGCCACCTTGCTGTAGAGTTCGGAAGTCCGTTGAGCAATGACGTTGTCATAACCTGTACGAGTGATCGGCATGGTGTAGTTTTCAGCACTGACCGCTTGAGACGCCTGAGTCGAGGTAAACATCCCCCGTTTGGTATCGTCCTTGTTCATACCAAATGCCAGGTTGCCTGTTACAGAATACAACGAGGTAGCAGACGGCTTACTCTTGGTGTCAATGTTGCCGCGGTAGTCGAGGATCTGAGGGTCAGAGGTGGTGTAGGTTACGAAGCCCACTTTACCACTGTCCTTGTTAGCCTCGGAGATCTTGCCACGATAGCTCTTAAGCTGAACGCGAGCCCGCTTAACCACCGTGATCTCGCTACGTCCACCAGTACCACCAAAGGTCAGCTCTTCCTGATCCTTCAACTGGTGGATAGGGTTCACTTCCTCCACTCGGTTAACCGAGGTATCCTTGAGGATACTCATGATCACTGCTTCAGGGTTGATCTCAAGCTTCTGCTTACGACCTTTACCTTTGTTGAAGTACTGACGTGCAGCCCCTACCATGATCTTGTAGTAATGACCAGCGAAACGCTCGTAGCCCACGAAACGCTGCTCTTCCAATTCCACCTCGTGAGGGGTGTAGTCGGTTTCCAGCAGCTTGGCTGCGTCAATCAGCAGGTAATGAAAGGACTCACTGTAACCCATGCGTTTCAACTGATCTTTGGTGATCGCGTCAATAAACATTTTGTACAGCAGGTTCATCTCCAGGAACTGCGAAGGACGAACCTTTGGATCCCCCATCAACGGACCCCAGATACCTTTGTTGTTCAGGTCACTCCGGCTGAAGTTACTGATGTTGTTCAACTTAGGCATACCACCAAAGATCAGGGTGGTCAGTTTCTCACGACGGTTGAAGATCAGATACTCGTCGTTGAACTGGATGGCGTACTCGTCGTCAGCCAACTTAGGACGCGTCCCCATCGGCACACTGCGGGTCGTTGCCTTAATGATCTTCAGCAGGTCATCAATCCCGAAGTAGTAACACAGGACTACACCCAGTGGAAACTGAAAGCCGCTGATGTTGATCACGGCATGTTCATTAGGTGCTTTGCTGAAGTTGATCCCCATCAACCCTTCAAAGGTATTAAACTCAACACCATCCAGGTAGAGGTTGCCGTAGCTGTCGATCGTGATTGGTTTCTTGTTCTTGACGCCTACCAGGAACATGTCAGGTTTGGTAAACTTCTTGAACTCAGGATGTTCTTCCAACAACTTCTCGATGCGGAAGTCCAGCAGGTAACCACCCACGTTGATCCACTGGAAGCGACTGGCCAGGATAGTGTAGATCCGCGGACCGGTATAGTCACGGTTACGACCATTACCACGGCTTAACGTGATATCCTTGTCAGCCATAGCACGCAGCAGGATCTGTTTCTTCAGCCACACACCCAAGTCATCCACCACCTTCTTGCTACGGGTCACCATCAACTGGCGGTCATAGTGAGAGGTCAGCAGTACAGTGCTTGCATCGATCTTGCGGATCGGCAGTTCCATGCGTTGCAGTTGCAGGTGAGACTTAACCCCATCAACAGTGAAGGAGCCGTCTTTATTCACCTTAGGGAAACGAACCTGGTGAGTCGACTGCTCCCCATCAACGTGATGGACTTGCATTGTCATGACGTCGTAGGAACCCTCTACACCATGAATCTCTTCATGCTTGTAGTCGTTCAACGCAAAACCTGCGTTCTGGATACCCACCGCCATGCGAGCGATGTCCTTATACAGGAACTTGTCCACATAACCCTGCTTCAAGACCTTGGCACGGCTCTGGAGCATCGATTGATCGAGAATCGTGGGGAAGTTACCTTCGATCTTTGCGTCGCTGAGAAGTGACTTCAGCTCCTCTGGTTTGATCTCCATGTATTCAGCCAGACTCTGACCGTTTTCCATTTCAATGTGATAAACCTGAGTAGCCTTGCGCATGAAGAACTGCTGTTCTGCAACAGACAGACTGCCTTCACGAGCCTTCTCTTCCAGTGCTGCGGATACCCCACTTTCAAACGAGGTGAACGGGTCCTTCTTGATGGAGACTTCGCCAACCACTTTATCCTGTTCGAGCAGACGATCATCTACATGTGATGTCCAGTCTTCAGTGCTTTCAGGATTTGTTCCGTCTCCCTCTTGTCCGGTCCCTTCATCACTTCCGTCGTCAGCTCCTTGACTACCACCGAAAGCATCACGGAGAGGATCAGGATGACCAGTAGTTCGCCCACTGTCATTTTTGCGAGGAAGCGTTCCTTCTCCGGATCCACCGGATGTTTTACCTTTCCCTTTCTCAGCTCGCGACGCCTCTGCATCCAGGCGCCCAGCCGTCTCTGCTTCTTCTCCTCTTCCATCTTCCTTTTCCTCTTTTACCACTTCCTCTTCCGAGACACCACCCCGGGTAAGATTAAGCAAGGCCAGGTAAACACGTTTAGACGCGTTCAAACGTTTACCGTGTTTTTCACGCTCACTCTTCGGCGAGTCTCCATCCTTGGGCTTTGCTTTCGGATCCATTTCTGCATCCAACCACCCTTTCAGTGTACCCAGGTGAATCACCAGTGCACGACTGTTAAACACAAAGATCAGGTGGAAATCTTCGATCGCTTTATCAGAAAGCTTATTCAGCAGACTGTATTCGTAATCACCGAACAGCAAAGCCATCCAGTCCATCAACCAGTAGGAACTTTCCTGCTTGGTGGTCCGTACAGTCTTGTTGCTGGCCAGCGGCTTGCCGTCACGGAAGCTTTCAACGTAATGATCGTAGTCGACCATCAGTTCGGTAAATGACGGCATGTGCAGCGGCAGGTCAATGCGGTGGAACTGCTTGCGGCGTTTACCACGTTCAGCTTCTTCGTTAACACCGTCCATCAACAGGTTGAAGTGGTTGTAGAACCGCTCGAAGTTGATGAACAGAGAAGCCCGTGGATGCCAGAGCATATCGGCAAGACCGTAGCTCTTAACAATCAGAACCTTGTCCTTGTTGTAGACCGTGTTGATATCCTTGGTCCAGTTGTACTTGTAGTGCGAACCGCGATAACCCAGGATAACTTTACGAGGTTCAATCTGTACAGCACGACCACTACCAATCACCGGGGTGTACTTGGCCGGAAACTCGATAAACACTTCATCAGGGTAGTTGCTGATAAAGGCTTCAGAAATAGAAGGACCGATCTCTTGTGGGTTGTTTGGGAAGAAGTGAACCAACGAAGAACGTGGCAAGATGATCTCGCCAATCCCGATAAAGACAGGGGCGATCAACTCTTGACGCTTACGCTGTACAAAGGCGCGGTAGAACTGAGGATAGAGCGCTTCATCCCCCGTCACAGCGTCTAGGGGACTCAGCGTGTTCGCCGATGGGATATTCATACCTTTATTTCTCCATACCGCTGGTGGCGGCTTTGAGCATAAACAAAATGGGTTCGTTAACAGGGTCGTAAAGGAACCGATTGCTACCGCTGATGTAATACTCGCGCTTACCAAACAGATCGTTAACCTGAGCCTTACTGTCTTCAGCGCACACACTGTTACTATTGAGCATGTCACCATCGTGGTCGGAGTCGAGACCGGCTTCACGACTTGGGTCTACTGACATGGCATCAAAGTAGTCTGGCTTTTCAATGTTGTGCGGATAGCGCATGCATTCTTCAAGCACTTCCCACTCAGTATCACGAATGACCCGAGGCTTGGCCCCTTCAATGCTCAGGAGGTTAACCTTGGCAGGGAAGATAGAACCAATGCCAATTACCGGGTAACGTGTCTGCTGGGAGACCTGATCACCGATCGTCTTGTGGCAAGAGAGGTAGTAAAGCTGCATGTAGGTGATTGGAGTCACCAGTTTACGATCCTTACCTGCTGGCAGATCGTTGATGTCACTCAGGACACAAACATCATGACCGTCGTCGTACACCAGCGCCAGATAGTGCCCAGAAAGGATGATGGGTTTGGAGCGGAGTCGAGCATTTCCGAAACCGTTGAAGAGTTTGGAGATGCCTGTGGCAGTTGACCACTTTTCGACAACGGCTGCTGCGACCTCAACATATTCATACTCCAGTGTCTTGGTATTGACTAACTTGACGTTTTGGGATCCTGGGCTAAAGATGGTACCCAGGTACTTGGTGAGCAGTGCGTGAATGCAAACGTACTGAAAGTTCAGCAGCGCTTGATAGAGGCCCATGTCCACCGAGTTGGGGTTGACCCCATTCCCTTTGTGCAAGTGCTCTCTGGAGACCTTACGAGCGGTAATAACGTTACGGGTACCCGATACCACGCCACGAGTAGAAACCCGCCGCTGGAACAGACCCGACTTACCGTCCATCAGATCAAAGATGTATTGGTCAATATCGTTGTAGGAACTCTGGAGACCCCAGCGCACTGTGTCATACAGTGGGTTATCACCATCTTCCTTACTGCCCAGTGACACCACACGAGTGCGGAACAAAAGTTTGCGATAGAAGTCGGTTATCTCTGGTTCAACAGTAGTACCGTCCGGCTGGAACTCGATGTCCCGCAGACCGGCAGGAGGAACCAGTACCTTGGCAGCCAATGCAATAGGCTTGAATCGTTGGACCAGCTCAACCTTTTGTTTACGCTTGTAGCTCTCGGACAGAGTCGGCTGCAATTCTTTGAAGTGACTGATAAAGAAACTGAAACCAGTCTCCCCGTCGAGGAGGTTGGATTTTATGAAATCTTTGGCCTGTGGGTCCCAGACGGCGTATTCCGTGCCTTTGAGAATTCCGAGGTAAAGCGACTTTGTTTGAATCATCGCTTTAAAGTAAGTTGGGTTGAATA